CAGTATGGAAAAGCAGAATTTATTCACAGAAGAAGAACTGGCGAAGGTTACGGATGAAGCAGAAAGAAAGCACCTGATCGAGTGTGCGCAGGATCAGTCAAAGATTGATATGAAGTACATGGAGATCATGAACAAATATGACTTGTGGGAAAAAGGGGAACACAGCAGATACTTCCACGCAACAACACATGAAAACGCAGAAAAGATCATGCAGGACGGAATGATCCGAAAAGGAATGGACGGCGGCGTGTACATTTGCAAACAGCCACTAGAAGCAGCGCGATTTGTCGCGATCCGCGGACATGAAACAGGAACGATCTTTGAAGTTGAACTGGAAGAAAGGAAGATTGTGGAAGCGCACGATCACAACGAAGCCTTCTTCGGCTGCAAAGCATATATGTACATGGATGACATACCGACACAGAAGATCGTGTCAATGTCAAGATATTCAACAGAGCAGGAGGACGACAAAGAGTGAAAGTTTATGAATTTATGGCAGTGATAACAGGAAGCAGAAGAATATGTTTTTCGGATGAAAAAACACCGATGACAGCGAATGAGTTCTGGAAGAAGTACAGATCAACAGAAAGATGGGCGGCTGAAATTGATGAAGTTCACATGGTAGCGAAAGAAATACCAAAGGCAAATTATTTCACAGAATGCACGATAAGACTGAAAAAATAAAGCCGAAACAGGGCGCAAGCCCTGTCGATGAAGGACGGCAACCTTCATCCTGACGATGGCAAGCTGAAAGCCAGTCGGAAGAATACTGTGAAAACATAGCGGCGTGTGTGTACTGCCAGAATTACACATGGATGGTCAACAGGTTTTAGGGATGTTTTTAATGCGAAAACAAACGACACAGCATAATACATGACCAGAAGGGGGAATGTTGAAAAAAATTATTTTGGACTTTGCGAAAGCAGTATGTGAAGGAGAACAAACAATGATTGATGAAAAGAAAGTTGAATTGATGAAGAAGCTGCAAAGACTTGCAGAACGCGGAGTGGGCGGCGAAAAAGAAGGCGCACAGAAGAAATTGCAGCAGCTTATGAAAAAATACGACATTGAAGAAAGCGATCTGTCAGATGACAAGCTGGAAGACCATGAATGGAAATATCACAACGACTTTGAATTGCGCTTGCTGAAACAGACAATATACAAAGTCTTAGGAAAAGACGGATTGAATCAGATGTATCACTACAGATCAGGAAAAGGAAAGAAAACTATTCAGGGCGTACAGTGTACAAAAGCGCAGGCAATTCAGATCGGGATTGAATATGAATTTTACTGTGAAACATGGAAAGAAGAACACGACTTCTTCTTCAAGTGCTTCGTACAGAAACACAAGATTTTCCCAACCAAAGAAGAAATGATAATAAGACCGCAAGACGATATTGAAATGTCTGACGAAGATGCGATGCGGATGCAGATGGCTATGTCAGCAATGAAATACAAGAGCATGACACAGAGAATTGAGGGATAGAAAGATGGTAGTAGGATTTGAAGAACATGGCTTCATGGTAGCTGCGAAACACATGCCAGACACATGCACAGACTGTCCATTCTGGCTGACTGATTTGGAAATGCAAGAAGACGGCATGTGCTTCCTGACAGGCGAAGTGATCCCAACACCTGAAAGAACATGTGACACAAAGGTCATGGGAAAATGCCCGATCTTACCACTGAATAGATTGAAAAAGAAGAAAACAGGAAAGGAGAAAAAGCAATGGCGAACATAGATGCCATGTACAGCAGTAAGACAGATCAGTGGGCGACACCTGACGACTTCTTCAAAGAACTTGATCAGGAATTTCATTTCAACCTTGATCCTTGCGCTGACGAACAGAATCACAAGTGTGAAAAGTATTTCACGAAAGAAGACAATGGTCTTTCAAAGGACTGGGGGGGGTATCGCGTGTTTTGCAATCCTCCGTATGGTAGAGCGATTACAGACTGGGTTGAAAAAGCGTACAGAGAAGGAACAAAAGACAACACGATTGTTGTTATGTTGATACCAGCGAGAACAGACACAAGATATTTTCACGACTTCATTCAGCACCGATCAGAAATCAGATTTGTGAAGGGGCGTTTGAAGTTCGGAAACAGCAAACAGGCAGCCCCATTCCCTTCAATGGTAGTTATATTCAGGGGTGCTGGAATGTAGGAGGGAAAAGCATGAGCAGACCGACAAAGACATGTTATGACTGCAAGAACGCTTGCTGGGATTCTGTACCATACGGAAGCACAACAGCAACAATGTTCGGAGGTTGCGACAAAGAAGATGAAATGACAGAGGAAGAAGCGGAGAGATTCGGAGAAACAGAAGACTGTCCATTCTGGGAAAACAGATACAAGGAGGAAAACGCATGAACACACCAGATGCAAGAAGAATATTTGAAGCAATAGCAATGATCCTGTCGAACAGGAATGATGGTGTCAGGGTGCAGCTGTCAGAGATTAAGACAAAGGCAGCGAAAGCATCTTGAAGGGCAAAAAAGAAAGCCTTCGGACTAGCTTGGCGGCTTCCGAAGGCGATCCAGATTGTGACTTTTTAAGGTCTGCACATCTATAAAAAATTATACAGCAGACTTCCAAAAAAGTCAATAAATCAGGGACTTTCAAAAGGCTTCGCGTCCTTGTAATAGATAGTAACAAATCAAAGAAATATATAAATATCTATAACAGGAGCAAAGAAGGACATGAAGAGAAGGAAGAAGGCTGTGTATATAGATTATGACTATGAAGCAGCATACCAGAAGATGTTGACTGACTTGGAAGAAGACAACATGTGCAGGATGCTGAATGAAGGCAGAGTCAGATCAATATATGCCACTAAGGAGATAAAGGCAGCAGAGCAGATGGATGTTGAAATATATCCAGAGTTCAGAAGAGGACAGAGAGAGCAGATACCAGACGAAGCAAAGCTGAAGAAGCAAAGACAGGCACAAAGAAACCTGAATGAGAAGAACAGCAGGAAGGAATGTGAAAGGACGATCAATGCGAACTTCACGGACAATGACATCTGGGGAACACTGACATATACAGACGACAACATGCCGAACAGCATGAAGGAAGCACAGCACGACATGACACTGTACATAGGACGCTTGAACTATGAGCGAAGGAAGAAGGGACTTGCAAAGCTGCGTTATGTGTATGTGACAGAGTGTTCAGACAAAGGACGCTGGCATCAACATTTTGTGTGCGATGGCGACATGGGGCTGGAAGCGGTTGAAGAAAAGTGGAAGAAGGGGCGCAGGAATCAAGTGCGCAGGCTTCAGAAGGATGAACATGGACTGTCAGGAATGGCGAACTACATCACGAAACAGAAGCACCCTGAAAAGAAGGGCAAAGAACCGAAACCAGTTGAAAAGTATCAAAAGGCATGGAAAGCAAGCAAAGGACTGAAAAAGCCTGAAGTGAAGAAGAATCACTATAAATTCAAGCAGAAGGATGTTGACGAAATCGTCACAGGCAGATGCGATCTGGAAGACAAGCTGAAGAAATGGTATGCAGCAGACGGCTACAAGCTGACATCGTATGAAGTCAGATACAACAACATGAATGGCAGATTTTATATATACGCAAGGATGTATAAACAGCCACAGGAAGGAGAAAAGATTGACAAAGCAACAAGTAAGATTAAGCAGAAAACAGCGAAGAAGAAGGCAAAGAAGAAGACAGCTGCACGATGCAGTACATAACTTCATCAGGACAGCAAAGAACTTTCTTCAGCGCAAACCGAAGACGGCAGCAGCAATCCTGATCACATTCATCACAATATATGTGTCGGTAATGCTGGGATTTGCGATCGGCGGCATGATCAGCGCAAAAGGAAAGACGGCAACAGAACAGGAAAGCGAAGCAGAAGAACAAACAGAAAGTGACTTGGATGCAGATGAAGAATATCCATTCAATACAATGTCACAGGATTGGAGTGGCGAAGACATGGAAGGATTCTGTTATCACGAAATATCAGACGAATGCAAGGCAGCAGGCGGCAAGTTTCCAGTAATGGCGCAAATATACACATACATTGTTTGTCAGAATTATGGCGTTGATTATGAAATGGTGTTCGCACTGATCGAAAGGGAAAGTGAATGCAACTGGAACGCTTCAGGCGATGGCGGTACATCATGGGGATATATGCAGATAGCGCAGAAATGGCACAAAGAAAGAATGCAACGCCTGAACTGCACTGATCTGACAAATCCATATCAGAATGTGACAGTCGGCATTGATTACCTGAAGGAGATTCAGGACAGTTTGCAGGAAGTTCCAGAAGATGTGCGTCCATATTACGTTCTTGCAGTCTACAACTACGGAACAAAGGGAGCAAAGGAAAACTTGTGGAATCATGGCGTGTTCAAATACAGCTATAACACAGCGATCATGGAAAGAGCAGCACAGCTGAAGGCAGAGAAAGAAAGACAGGAAACGAAGGAGGAATAAAAGTGGACAACGAAAAAAGATTGTGTCTGGAACAGGCAGTCACGAAAGCGGAAATCTACGCAGTGAAAGTGATTGAAGAAGAACTGAACCGAAAA